ATGCGGCAAAGGTGCAATCGAAGGTGGGTGGCAAGGTCATAGAGCTGCCAGGCCTCGCACATAAGGGCGATGTTAGCGACTACCTGGACGCAAATACAGTAGATGATTTGATAGCGGTTTGTGAGTCCGAAAATGAGTCCACAGACGGCTATAAGGCAATCCGGGCATCCTCGTTCACGGCAAGCGCTATGCGCTCTGTACAGCCCAGAAAATGGCTCTACGGCAGGCATCTGATCGAGGGCTATGTTTCGGCTACAGTTTCCGCCGGCGGGGCAGGCAAAACGACCCTGGAGCTCATCGAGGCGGTCGCGATGGCCAGCGGGCGGGATCTTATCGGGGCGCAAAGTCTCGAGCCGGTACGCGTGTGGCACTACAATTTAGAAGATCCGCTTGACGAGCTATATCGGCGCGTGTGGGCAATCTGTGAGCATTTTAAGGTTCCGCCGGCAGAGCTAGAAGGGCAGCTGTTTCTCGACTCTGGGCGCGACCGCAAGTTGGTTGTTGCTGGCCGCGAAGGTGAGCCGGTAGAGCTAGCGGCGGTATCAGATTTGACGCATGAGATGACTGAAAAAGGCATCCAGGTGCTGCAGGTCGATCCATTTGTCAAAGTCCACCAGCTGGATGAAAACAATAACCCAGAAATCGATTTCGTTTGCAGCATCTTCGCAGATATAGCGCAGGCGACAGGCGGTTGCGTTGATTTAGTCCACCATATTCGCAAAGCGCCAACCGGGGTCATGGCGCAGCCGGGCAACAGCGAGCAGGCGCGGGGCGCAAGTGCGCTCAGTGGCGCAGTACGGGCAGCGAGAACCCTATCAGTGATGACTGAACGCGAAGCGGAAACGCTGGGCGTTTTAGTAGACCGCCGGCACTGGTTTGTGCGGGTCGATGACGCCAAGGCAAACATGAGTGCGCCGGTGTCTGGGGCTCAATGGTTTGAACGGCAAAGCATAGAGCTACCAAATGCCGACATCGGCGGGGATAGCGTGGGTGTGTTTAGTAATTGGTCGCCGCCGGATCCGTTTGACGGACTCAGTACCCAGGCGGCACGGGCTGCATTGCTTCGCATTCGCGAGGGGCTCGAGGATGGGCAGCGGTACATCTTGCGGCGGGCACCGCGCGGCAATACTCGCTGGGCTGGCACAGTGTTAATGGAAGAAGGCGCAGAGGTGAGCGAGAACGCAGCCAAGCAAATACTCAAAACGTGGGTTGATGAGGGAATGATTTACGAAGAGGACTACAGAAATATGGTTCGACGCAAAGATGAAAAGGCGGTGTTTGTAAATATGTCAATGCTGCCTGGCGAGGTGTCAAATTGACGGTGTTTGTAAAAGGCCCGCAAGGCGCATTCAAGGCGCAACAAAACGCGCCTTATTGGATCCGTCACTATAGTTCAAAGCGCAAGCGCACCCAAATGCGTGTAAGGCGCATTTTGGGCGCAGCAAGGCGCAAGTTTGAACTCAGAATAGTGACTTTGCGGCCAAGGAGAATGGCTAATGTCTGACGTTGATACCGTGGCCCGTAGCATGGAAATGAAATGGGGCGTCGATAGATTGCCTCGCCTGGTCTCCAAAGAATTACGCGACAAGTTTAAGACTCAGAAGAATGCTTTCGACGATGCGATCATGTCGAATGATGCCCACCGCATCGAGCGCGTAGGCGAAGCCATGAGACGTGCTTGGGTTGCGTTAGATGCGGCAGCTACCAAAGACGGCCAAACCCCACTCAGCGACTCAATTTGGACCGCCAAACACCCAAAGACCGGCGAAGTTGTGACTGTGATAAGGGACGGCGCGGAGGTGGTCGATGTGAAGGAAGCCGGCGGGCGGCTTTTTACGCTCGAGGAGCTAGTCAAGTTTGTGCCGGCTGAGGTTATGCGGATCAAGGAAGCCTTTTACGGCTGCACTGTCGCGGAGGTCAAAAGCAAGCCGGTGGATCTTGTAGAGGAGCTAAATGATGAAATCCCATTTTAATCCGAGCCATGAGATACTGAAGCATCGGCGGTTAAGTATAATGCCAGCGCGGGCCTTCATGGATCCAAAGCTCGACATAATGAGCATCCGCTTGCTTGGGTGCTTGTGCCTACATGCAAACAAGTATGGCATTTGCTGGCCAACACGCGAGACGATATCAAACTACACCGGGCACCATCCTGACAATCTGAGCAAGAAAGTGACCGAACTAACAAGGCGCGGCTATATCAGGAAGCTGAACCCGCGCAAGTTCAAGGTGCCTCGCCGAGGATCCCGATGGCCAATCAATCGATATCAGGTGTTATATGACGGTGCGTCGACGCCATTGCCGAGCCTGGAAGAGTTCCACAGTCCAAAGCCCAAGGCTATCGAGCAACAGGACGGTGCGCCGGTAGATCGAAAGGACCAGTTAGAACAGCAAGGGGTTCAAGGGGTCGACAAGCTGTTATCTCTGTCTCTTGCATCTGCGTTTTGCAGGTCTGTCGCGGCGACCACCGGAGAGCTCAGATTGTCGGATCGGCAGCGAGATGCGGCGGATCGGCTGGCCGCTGCCGGCGTCACGACGGACCAGGTGTCGAGAGCCACGGCTGAAGCGGCGGCGGAAGCCCAGCGCCGGGGCAGCCCAGCACCGCAGACCTTGGAACAGGTAGCAAAACAGAAGGAATTAATCTAATGTGCTGTAGAATTACAGTTACCAAACGGAGCATCGGTGTTTCCAAAACTAATGATAACGTGCTCGAAATGCCCGGAAAACTGCGGAAAAACGACAAAACGAGGCCTATGCCCCCCCCGGGCCCGCGTCTATCATTGGGGGGACCACGCAAAATTTTCGGTATTTTAGTAAGGCGTTGGCTATGAAGCGTGTTCAAGATTTTCTGCAGAACGGCACCAGTGAAGTCGTTTACCACACCGGATTTTTGGCTAACGACCGGCAGTGGATGTCAAAGCGGCAGCAAGAAATGGTCAACGAATTGCGTCATTTAGCCGAGCAAGGCTATTTCCACCTATTCCAGCGCCGGATCGGCCCAAACAAATTTGAGTATATTGCGAGGCGAGTTCATTGAAAGACTACGTTCTTGATATTTTAGCAACATTGAATGAGCGCGGCGCTGAATATGGCGACATGCGCGTCAACCTGGACCGCATCGCGCGGCAATGGAGCGTGACTTTGGAGACAGATGTAACAGCCGCACAGGTAGCGCTCTGCATGGTGCAACTGAAGGCCGCGCGTCTTGTACAAACACCGGACCACCCGGACACCATCCGCGACCTTATTGGCTATGGTTTAATTTACAAGGAGCTTACTGATGAATGAGCCACATTACGACTGGGAAGCCAACGCAATAGGCAGCTACACCCTGGCAATCCAGACCTTGCGCCAACGATATTTGGAGCAGCGGCTGCCAGGCGAGAGCGCCGAAGATTGGCAAGCCCGCACCGGCCACGATGAGTAAGCCGCCTTCAATTCGCACCGCCCGCACGGCAATCCGTTACGGCACCGAGGAACAACGCCAACACGTTCTGGAAGAGCTAGGAAAGCTGGCCGCCTCGGAAATCACGGATGTGCTTTTTTGGGACCAAGAGGGCCGCGTAACGCTTACCCAGGCCGCTGATTTAAGCCCCCGCGCCCGCGCTGCGATTAAGAAGGTGAAGGTTACACCGACACCCGACGGCAATCACATCGAGGTCGAACTACACGACAAGATGCCGGCATTGAGACTGCTATCCAAGCATCACGGCCTGCTGGACGGCACCAACGAACAGAACAAGCCCAGCGTGATCGGCATCAATTTGCAGGGCCCGGCAGTTACAACGTATGAGGTTAAGGATGACACTGGGGACAATAGTGAAGCAGCTACGCCTCGAGGCGGGCTTGAGCCAAAGAAAGCTGGCGGCAATCGCGAAGGTGAACTTCAAGGCAATCGCGGGCGCAGAGGAAAATCGAGTGACCCTGAGGAGCCTGGAAAAGATCCTGGCCGCGCTGAAACATGAGCTTGAGGTAGTGCCGATAGATGGCTAGATCGCGCCGAGCTAGTGACCGCTCCCCGCGCCGCCGTCGCAACGATGGCAGCGGGCAAGTCGCCGACTTGAATCTGAATTTTACCGAGGCCCCTACTACCTGGAAATTCCTGCAGGATGATAGTTTTGTCCGTGGCATCATGGGGCCGGTTGGCAGCGGCAAGTCCTACGCCTGTTGTGCGGAGATATTTTTACGCGCCGTGAAGCAGGAACCAAACGCCGATAACATCCGCAAGACACGCTTTGCAATAATCAGAAACAGTTACCCGGAACTGCGCACCACAACGCTGAAAACCTGGCAAGAGATATTTCCCGAATCCCAATTCGGCACTATGCGTTGGTCACCCCCAATCACCCACCATATCCAGTTACCACCCAGGGGCGCAGCAGCTGGCATCG